CGCTGGCCTCCGTGTGCTTTTCGATGGCTATGAACGTAGGATTGCGGGCTTCCATCACGGCACCGACCTTGCTCAATGTGGCGGTATTCTCCCGCACGACGGTCAGCGTTTGCCTCTGCAATTCCGTCAGGGCTTCGAGGTTGGTCACCCTGTCAGAACTGTGCAGGACGTTCTGCCTGAAAACGATATACAAGGCGACTACAGCTATGACAGTTGGACCACCGGCATTGAGTAGAAATTCTAGGAAACCAAACTCCACGATATTCCTCCCCCAAAAGCCTTATGCTAGGTTCCTCGGTATTACGGCCCAAAAGTCCAGGTCAACGTATCGGGCCGCAACAGCAATCGCGTAGGCGCGAACTATTGGCGTGATGACCGTGATGGGAACCGATACTGAAGTAGTGGCTATCAGTGCCCCATCCAGGAAGTAATCCGCTTGCCTGAGACCGCCCGTTATGGGATAGGTGACTAGCCGGTGCACGTGCGGGTCCGTATCTGCGGCGATGCCGCTGTCCACAATGTTGACAGGGCCAGCAGCGGTTCTTGTCACCAGTCTCCAGTTATTTGCCACATCCGGCGAGGCAAAGCCAGCCATGATAGTATCCACGCCAGGCACATTGACCCCAAAGTCACCGTACATATTCGTTGTGTGGCTGATGGCCATCCAGGTTATCATCTCCCAACCTTCGTCGGCGTCCAGTGTAGCGTATCCAGCAGCCGCGTTGCCTAACCAGAGATAGTGATAGAATCCTACGCCTGCACCTGCCGTTAGCCGGTAGACCCCACCGTGCGCGTTGTTCTGTAAAGCCCCCCCGCTGCCCGCGCCAGCGGAAACGGCGGTGTACTGCTCGTGAATACTATCACCCAAAAAGTCATCACGCCAACCCCGTAGGGCCAGGGGCCGCTCCTGGGCCTCCAGGGCGTTCAGTTTCTTCTGTGCCGCACCGAGACGCGCTATCAACTGCTCAATAGTACCGCTCATGAAAGCACCTGAGGAATGACGTCCCACCAATCATAATACGCATCCCTGGCCACAGCAGCGGACACGAAGGCGCTAATCCATGGCGTCAACGGGACTATCGGCACGCTCACAGGTGTTGTTACGAGAAGACTCCCATCCACAAAGTAGTTCACCAGTCCTGATGTGACCCCCAGCCTGTGAACGTGCCAATTTGTGTCTGCCACTACGGTACTGGCGACTGAGTTGACAGCCCCTCCCCCCAATCGGGTTACTACAACCCAGTTATTGCCAAAGTCCTGCCACAGGCCAGCGGCGATATAGTTGTTGGCCGCGTTGTCTCTCGCTCCAGCTCGCGCGCGGAGGTTGCCTGCCACGGAGCTGACTTTCATCCGCCAAATCATGGTCCAGCCGTAGTCTGCATCCAGGGTGAGATAGGCATCAGCCCTGGTGCCTAGAAACATATCAGCCCAGGCACCGAGCACCGCATTTGTAGACAGCATAATCACGCCGCCGTGCTCGCCGCCCGGCACGAAGGTTACAGTACCATTGCCGACGTGGGTGCTGTATTGCTCGTGAAAGGCGGTGCCCAGAAAATCATCGCGCCAGCCGCGCAAGGCCAAAGGACGTTCCCGGACCTCAAGCGCCCTGATGCCTTGTTCTAAGGCGGTCACCCCGGCTATCAGTTGCTCTACGGTAGTGCTCACCCTGCAAACTCCTCGAACCTTGGAGTGATGGTCTCCACCTTGCCCTCCACCGTGACCTCTACCGCTGCTACGTGTAGGTCCCACTGCTCGCCTGCGTATACCGCCGTCACCAGGTCCCCAAAGCCCCAGTGCAGGCCGTACAACGTGCTGGGGATCTCTACCACGTCGAAGGTGAACCGCCGCTTGCCCCGGCCTTCGTCCAGCCCAGCCCTGGCCCCGTCAATCAGTTCCAGCGTAGTTCCTGCCCCGCTGGTGATGCTGTGATAGGCCTCACAACGATTGAGGGGGCTTTCGCCCTCGCGTGCCGCATCGGCCACTTCGATGACCGGCTTGGCCAGGTCCTCACCCTGCCCCCCGCCGTAGACCACCGTTACCTCATCATGGCGGTCCCACTCCAGAACTGGGTTGGCCATGTTCTCGTACTCTTGGGAGAACACCACAGGGCCATGCTCACCGCTAGGGTGGCTGTGGTCCTGTCCCCACTGCGGCACGTTGGTACGAAACTGCATCTCCCATCCGCTGTTGATAGGCACGATGCCAAAGAAGCTCTGCGTTGCTGGGGTCTGACGGCTGGCGTCCGAGATGCCCTGTAGCGTGTCCAGCACGACCTGGTAGGCAAAGTCGCCCCGCACGATGGTCCCGGCTGACACGTTGGCCTGTACTGTGAAGCCCCAGCCTGAGAGGTCCCGGCCCGCAAGAGCGGAGGCGCCCAGGTTTTCTCTCACGACAACCTTCATCATGTCGTCGGCCTGGTCCGCCTTCCTGGCCCCCGAGGTAGTGGCCGCATACGCCACCACGCGGCGGCGCAAGAGGTCATTGTATCCCACGCCGGAGAGCGTGACCTGCTGCTTGCCCCCTCGATACTGGCGGGTCACGCCCCGAATGAGGCCCGCAAAGTCGATGTACCTCCGCCCGCCCTGCGGCTTTCTCCAGACTACGATCCGCCCGTCCAGGTGCGCGAAGGTGATATCGAAGCTATCCGCCCACACCGAGAGGCCAAACGCGCCCACCTCATTGACCCGCTGGGCATAGGACAGGGTCTCGAAGTCATCAACGACATCCAGAAGGTTGTCCCTGGCGGCCTCCAGAAGATGTACCTCATACTCAGCGGGCATAGCCCCTCACAATCATTCTGCGGCTAGAATGGCCTCATCCACACTCCACCATTTGTTGTACCAGGTGGCCGTGACAATCGTAAAATAGACCTCGATGTCAACGTCTGCTACTGGAGCGGCTGGGAAGGCAATAGTGATGGTGCCACCCAACTGACTAGCGTTGTCAGGAACAACCGCCATAAGACCGGTGAAAGCAGCCGCGTAACTGGCAGTATGTCCTACTAATTCAGTCCTAGCAAAGTCCTCATACAGGTCAACATGCCAATTTGCACCCGCCCCATCGTCCACAACCGATACGTACAGCTTGCCCAAGTTTGTATTGCTTTGCGCAATTCCTATGATGCCGTCAAACCCTGTCAGTTGCCAAGCCGCATCGTTAAACTTTCTCGGCCTAATAACGGTATACCTGGCATGAATGGTCGCATCGGCTGGGCCTAGTGCCTCAATGGTGATGTATCCTCCCAGGCCACTTTGGTTATCTGCGATAATAGCCTGCTCACCTAGGGCCGCATAGTTCGCAGTGTGAGCTACCAAATCCCCAATACCACGCGCTGCATCTCTGAAAAAGTCCACGCGCCAAGGGGGAGCACCTGCATCAACAACCTCAGCATATAGGTTCCCTAGGGTTGTATTGTTGTAGTTGATGCCTGTGATGCATACCCAACCTGATAGTTCGTTGTTAGTATCAAGAATTTCTACCGGCTCTATGGTGGTAATGAATGCAGTTACAAGGTTTGTGCCCTTCACGGTCCCCCCATAGTAGGCCCGCGGGTAGGACTCCAGCTTGAACGTGCCAAGATCGCTATTTGGCAACAGGTCTCCCAAACGGTTGCCCCGCCAGTTTGACGTGACGGTCTTGCGGCCCGTACTCATATCCACGGTGACGATCTCGCCGTCAAGCATCTGCATGTCAAAGAGTAGTTCTTGCCCGGTGGTCTCGTTGCGGATGGACCGCACAAGCCCTTGATTCTTAATTTCAATGACCGGTAGCGTTGCCGCCGATCCTGTGGTGACAACGCTGTTATTGCCCGCATAGTAAGTTACTCCAGTAGTGTCGAATCCAAGGTAGAAATTGTTCATATATGTGACCAGTACTTCTACGCCAAGGATGCCTGGTAAATCAATGTCTAGTCGTGCCCATGTAAACCCGTTCCATCGGGCCACTCTGTCAACAAGCGTTAGGCTCCCCGCCGTGATAAACACCCCGCCTGCATATAACATCCCGTCAGGTGCAATCGACAAGGCATTGACGTTATCACTTACACCCCCATCCAAATCAAACCAAGTCATGCCATTCCAGCGAGCAATCCGGTTGACAGTGGTTCCGGATGCGGTCGTAAATAGACCACCGATATACAGGTCTCCATTAGGGTGAACGTCCATCGTGTGGACTGTAGCATTCGTACCAGAACCCAATGCAGCCCACGTAGTACCATCCCATTCCCCAATATAGTTACAGACAACGCCGCCATAAATAGTTGCATTGCCGCCGCAGGCGATATTGCCATTCGGCAGGACGGTTAGGGCGTAACCTACACTATTTAAACCGTTCCCTACTGTGGCCCACACGCCGCCAGCATAGGGTATGGGCAACTGGACGATGTAGTCGCCAGCAGGTGACCCCAAGCCTCCCCAAGCGGTGAAGAAGCCAGTCACATACAAAACCCCATCGTAGCCGACTACGATGTCCTGAACGTTCGTTAGTGCAACGCCAACGCCAGGGCCACCGCCTACGTTGACCCAGGTATCCGTCAAGGCGTCATACTGCGCTATACCGTCCGCAAGCGGGTCACCCGCGCCGCCCGACCCGTTCAGGAATGCCCCGCCAGCATAGAGAACACCATCCGGCCCAAAGCATAGGGTGAATACCCAGTCATTCAGACCGCCGCCGATACTAGTCCAGGCCCCCGCTGAAACATCCCAGCGAACAACGTAGTCACCTGCGGGTGAACCTAGGTTGTCCCAGTCCGTGAAGTTTCCAGCGACAATTACGTCCCCTGTTTCCGGGTCTACAGCAATCGCCCAAATATTCGGGCCACCAAAACCAGGCGTTACAGCCGCGGGTTGTGCAATGTCTCGCTCCCAAAGACCGTCTACGCGACTCGCAAAATAGAGAACCGTCGATTCATCCTCCCAGTCCA